TCGCCGAGTTCCCAAGTTTCATGTTCATATCCTGTCAGAACAGATAAGTCCATAGCTTTCAGCACATAAGAGATACGTGGAGAGGCATAATCCGCAAGGCGCATATTGGCGTATTCCAGCATCTGATATGGATTGGTAAAACTGGAGCAGTCCAAGGTCGATATGCGGATCTCTGAAGTGTAAGTGGTGTCCTGCACATATTCGTTGCCGCCATTGATAGAGGCAAAGGTCATACCGTCCTTGCCGTATGCATACAACCTTGTAATAAGGCTCGTTGTATCAATGACTCGCTGTATGGATTTCATGTTCTTCTTATAGCAGAACAGTACACCGGAATCCTCGCCACTGAAGGTCAGCAGCTTTACGATCTTGTTGGCGTTATCAAATATAAGGTCGCCGCCGTGAATGTCCTGTACTGCTCTTAGGATCGCCAGAGCGTTCTTTTCAGAACAAGTCCATGTACGCTTTGTGGAAACATTGACCGTTCCCACATCCCAGTCAGTATCTTGAAGGGCATAGGCCATCGGAACATCAGCAGTATCCGCGTTAAAGGAAATTGCATCCTTTTTTACGGAGTAAGCAAGGTCATAGAAGGCTGCTTCCGCATAGACGGTTGTGATGGCTTTGCCGCTTTCTTCTTTGTCATCGGTAATGGTACGGATACGGTAGGTGTCATTTACTATACGTACAGTTTTTTCATTATCGACGTAGGATCGTTTGCTGTCTTGGAACGGGAGCTTAAACTCCAGCTCATCCACGCCGTTGATCTCGCTGGTTACGATAATGTCATAGGCATTATCAAGAACTGCTTCTGCATTCCCATCAGAATCAAGGATGACCGGTCTTGCATAGCCGAGTTTGCTGTATAGCGGGCGCGGATTGTCAAAAAGGCTGATAGAGGTAAGCTTCGGAGTTCTTGCCGTATTTGTAGTGGCAAGGGTTATACGATATTTGATGTAGTTCTTTGAAGGAGACTGAAGCTCACCGTTTGTGCCTACTGCCTGCCACTGCGTCCAAGCCGAGAGATCATCAGAGGTTGCTGTTTCTACCAGCGAAATGGAGGTCTCTCCCGGAGAATACTCTGCCTTTATTGAAACTCTGCCGTTACCTGTAAGACTGCATTCCCTTGCAGCTGTTATAAGCTGGCCGCTTGAAGGATATACTGAATCCGTAGCCTTTAAGGTGACGGCATCAGCGATAGTTAAAGCGTCCACATCTGAGCTCGAATCAGCACCGTTCGCTGACAGCGATTCCAGAAAATAATCCGAAAGGTCATCTGCTGTAAGTGAGGAATCGCAGTCAAGGAACCAGTCGTCAAAGCCACCTGCATACCAGTAGGAGTCTGCATGCATTCCCCAGATCAGGTCAGCCACGCAGGAACGGTTCAGGTCTCCCGTAAAGGTAAGAACACTCGACTTCCACACGGTACCGGAGCTTTTATCACCCAGAACATACTGCGCGGTCTTTGCTGTTGGCCTGATCACGCAGGCAATAAAATACCAGTAGCCGTTCTGCAGAGAGAACGATGGCGTTACCGATGTATCGAGAATCAGTGAGCCGGAGGAATTGTATAGCATGATTCTCGGCTTCCCGCGAATAAGTGACAGATAGAAAATAGGCTGTCCTGAGCCATAGCGGGTGTTCAGGATTGGACAGTAGGTGTTTCCGACTGAGTATGTCGTCGGTTTCATCCATCCGCCGACCACAATGGTCTCGCCGATATTGGAAAAGATAGTGCCGTCGTTCGCAACCTTCAGGTAGGTTTTCTCAGATGAGGGGTTGCTTATGTTCATCTGAAAATACCGACCGAAATTGCCGGTCTTCATCGAAGCAGTTGTTCCGCTCCAGTTATGGATATATGCTTTTCTATCTTTTCCGGAGGAATCCGCAAGATAATCATCTGCATCAGGCTCCGCTTCATTAAAGCGCCAGAGGCCGTCCGGAGCGAGTGCTTTCGGAAACTCACCGGTGAAGGCGTCCTGCGTATTCAATATGTGTTTTAACGCCATGAAAAATCACCTCCATCGGCTTCTGGCCTGAATGTTCAGCTCAGTAAATGTTGTATTGGTTCCGACCGCTGCAATCACGACGGTGTTATCACCGGTATCAAGAACCGGAAAATTGAGCTCTGACAGCAGTGGCAGGCCATTTCGGAGAGTGTCACCGTTTCCGTCCACAACCTTCGCCGTCATTAGTGATGAGTCGATGATAAGCGTTTCACCGGAGGCAAGGCTGCCGATAATGCGAAGCTCGCTGTCATTTGTTGTTATGGAAATATAAGAATCCGTACCTGAAGGGATGATGCCCTGAAGCGAGTAGATCGGGTAGGATTCGATATTTCCAAGGGAGCGGGTAGCTGTGAAGGTTCCTGTTTGTGCAAAATCAAATGTCTCGTCCGAAGTGGCATAGCCATGAGGATCGGGACAGAAAAATTCGAGCTCGAAGGTGCAGGAATTGCGCACAGCTTTATCAAAAGAAAATCCGGACGTAAGTCTTGCCTGATAAGCTCGTCCCGGTTCATTATCCAGAATGAGCTGGCAGAGACCATTGTCCGGATTCAGCCATTCAATGATGTCATCTTTCTTTGCGAGAAATTGCGTATCCGTTTCACCCGGCGGGATAAAGCAGGAGATTACAATCTTTCGCTCGGATACTGTTTCTCCGAAATCAAACACGCCATGTCGTCCGGGCATGGTAACGGTATTGTTTCTCAGATCAGGCATCCGGTATTCGTTTGTGATTCGTGTTGCGAGCCCCATAGACTGGGAGGTTGTTCCGTTGAATGAAAATCCCATATCACACCAGTCCTTTCGCTCTGCGGCCTGCCGTCAGCAGGGTGTTGAGTTGCTGAGAAATCTTACGTATATCGTCATCGCTCCGCACACTCATTTCCTCGATATTGATAAGCGGCTGATCGCCGGAAAGCGTCATTGTTGCATTGCTTACCGCGTCCTGAATCATAGAGCGCAGGGACGAAACACCGACCACAGCTTCATCACCGGCTTCACCTCCGCCAAGAAGCGTGCCGCCGCTCTGACCAAAGATGGTAGCATCCTTTAGGATCATGCCTCCCGACATCGCCTTCTTATACCAGTCAACAGAAAAGTGCGGTATGGATGGCGGGTTTAAAGAGAAGCTGCCAGTGATAGAGAAGTGCGGCAGCTTGATCTTCGGCAGACTCCAGCTGAAGTTGAATACGCTTTTCAGCTTATTTACGATGCCGGAGACAAAGCTCCAGATACCGTTGAACACATTGGAAATCGTGCTCTTTATGCCGTTTACGATATTTGAAACGGTGCTCTTTATCGCATTGAAGCCGGAGCTTATTCCAGACTTCATGGTGTTCACCACATTCATCACAGCCGATTTAATTCCATTCCAGACGGTTGAAACAGTGGTTTTAATCGCATTGAACACGGTGGAGGTTGTCGTCTTTATTGCATTCCAAGCCGTGGTGATGGCTGTTTTGATAGCATTTACCACAGTAGTGATTGCTGTCTTTATGGCGTTCCATACTGTTGTCACTACGGTCTGGATCGCTGTCAGAACGGTTGTGATGACTGTCTTACATGCATTGAAATATGTTGTAACTGCGGTCTGTATCCCTGTCAGGATCGTCTCGAAGAAGGTTTTTATACCATTCCAGATGTTCGTGAAGAACGTGGAGATGGCTGTAAAAACGGTGGTGACCGTATTCTGAATGCCTGTAACGATCCCGGTGAAGAAGCTCACGATGCCGTTCCAGATATTCACGAAGAAGTCCTTGATACCTTGCCAGATTTCCTGCCATGAGGTTCCAAACCATCCAAGGAACACATTCACTACATTGCCAAGGGTCGTCAGGATATTCGACAGCGTATTGACGATGAAGTCCCACGTGGAAGTAAATATACCCTTGATGCCGGAGAGCGCCTGATCCCAGTCGCCCGTGAAGATGCCGACAAAGACATCCACGATATTTAAGATGAGATCCATCGCATAGGACAGGATGTTTGCTATATTCTGGAATACGCCTTCAAACATCGGAGCGAGGACAGAACACAGACCATCCCATACAGCTTTTATAACCTCGCCGATATCCTTGAAATTGAAGCCCAGTTCATTGAGCTTATCGACAATGCCCTGCGTGAAAGCCTGAAACTTCTCTACGATCCCGTTCCAGATGGCTGTGACCTTATTTCGGAAGTCCTCATTCGTCTTCCATAGATAGATGAAGGCAGCCACCAGCGCAGTAATCGCTGCAATTACAAGTCCTATCGGGTTTGCAGCCATTGTGGCATTGAGCCCGGCCATCGCGCCTTTTACGGTAGTAATTGCTGTGGATACCTTAGGAATGATCGTCATGACCGTCCCGACGGACGATACAATCTTTCCGACCACAACAAGAAGTGGCCCGATTGCAGCGGCTACCATCGCAATCTTGATGATCATCTGCTGCATTGGCTCTCCGAGATTATTCCACCACTCAGCGAGAGATTTCAGTTTCTCTGAGATTTGTTTGAGGACAGGTGTGAGCACCGTCATCAGGGAATTGCCGACCTCGGCACCGGTTTCTTTCAGAGAGTTCATGGTCATCTGAAACTGGTCTATTGGGTCGAGGGTTTCGTTGAAGGTATTCTCTACACTTCCTTCAAAATTAGAAAGCGAACCGGACAGGTCTTCGAGGTTCAGCTTTCCGGTCTGCACTGCATTATAGATAGATGCTCCAGCCTTGCTTCCAAATAGGTCATAGGCGGCCTGTAACTTTTCTGTCTCTGAGCCGTTGCCTTGCATAGTTGCAGAGAAATCAGCAAGAGCCTGATCCAGTGTTTTGCCGTCAGCAGTGGCATTCTTCATGGCAGTTTTTAGACCCATCATGGCAGCAGAAGTATCAAGGCCGGACATTTCTACCATGCCCATAAATCCAGCTGCCTGCTGGGCTGTCAGTCCCATTTCCTTAAGCTGCACCGCATTCGATGACAGCGTATTTGCAAGGGTGTCCATATCGATGCCGGTGGCCTGTCCGGTTGCGTTCAAGGCATCCAGAAGTGAGTCTGCCTTGGATGCATCCATGCCGAAGGCATTCATCACAGAAGAGACATTGTCAACGGATGTGCTGACGTCGGTATCGTTAAGCTGTGCAAACTTTATAAACTTCGCAGACAGATCATCCAGCGCCTGCCCGGTAAGGCCGAAGCGGGTGTTGACCTCGCCGACAGCAGCTCCGGCAGTCTCAAAATCAGTCGGGATCTCTGTGGCGAGGTCTTTGACAATCTGGTTCATTTCTTCCAGAGCTTCACCTGTTGCACCGGTTTTTTGCTCCACGATATCAAGGCCTGAATCCACCTCATTAAAGGCGGCAAGAGAAGCCGCGCCAAGGGCTACAATAGGAGCCGTAACATGAGTAGAGAGGCCTGTGCCGACATCAGATATCTTACCTCCGACCTCCTGCAGCTTTGTTCCGGTAGCGGTGAGAGTGGCAGAGATGGAAGTATCGGTTGTCTTACATTGCTGTTCGAGGTTTTTGAGTTCGTTTTCTGTCTCTATGATCTCTCGCTGCCATGCATCATATTGCTGCTGTGTGACGGATCCATTTTTCAGTCCCTCATCCATCTGGTCTTGAACAGACTTTAGCTGTGTGAGCTTCTCCTTTGTTTCGGAAACAGCCTGCTGCAAAAGTTTCTGTTTCTGTTCAAGCAGGGTGGTATTCGTCGGGTCGAGCTTCAGAAGCTTATTTACGTCCTTAAGCTGAGACTGGGTATTTTTGATTTCTTTGTTTACACCGGAGAGGGCTTTGGAAAGGCCGGTCGTATCACCGCCGATTTCCACTGTTATGCCTTTAATCCTGTCAGCCATGCTGCGACCTCCTTCCTGTTAAAATCGATCCATGTCCACCTGAGATGCCGTCTGGGCATATGGATAGTCATCATTACTCATTTCTGCGTACATGTCATTGACGGTTCCGATGGTGAGCAGATCAAGCTCCGAGATAGATAGCCCGATCTGCACGCACCGGAGTAAAAAGAGCGGGGTTGTCATTTCCCGCTCTGTGCTGTGATGTTTTTTTTAGAAGCAACCTGCTGTTCCACGTTCAGTCCCCAGAGCTCAATGATCTGCGGGAGGATCTCATAAATCGAGAAAGTATTGAACTGGTCAAGCCATTCTTCCGGAGTATCCGGAACATCCGGATTCTGGTGCTTTGCCATGAGCCAAGCGATATTCTCGAAGAGCTCAAGAGAAAAGGTATCAAGATTAGAGCTTTCAGCATCGCTCTCGTCGATACCTTTCTGTAGATCGTTTAAATCCTTATAGATGTCCCTGTGAAATTTATTCCTGTAAAGACGAGGAATAGCGGCGGAGGCACGAAACTGTACCTCTTTGCCGTCAACCTCGATGGTTTTAGTAACTGCCATATCGCGCCTCCTTATTCGTTAGTGCCAGTGCCACTTCCGGAGCCTCCGCCGGTTGCAGCAGCGCTCGGTTCATAAACTGCGCTGTACCAGCCGTTGTAAACCTCGTCTGTGGTATTGGTGCCGGTCTTGACCTTCACGATGCCGGAAGGAAGCGGAGAAACAGTAAGTGACAGAGTCTCGGTCTGCACCTCTGTAGAATCCTCTTTGGTGCTGCCAGTGACGGAAGGACGAGTTGCACTGCAGTAATACATGCAATGACGGATCTTCCTCTGGTCGCCGGAGAACTCAAAGAGGAGAGCAAAATGCTCTGGCTCAACATCCTTGTTTTCCACTATGACACCGTTGGCATCCTCGGTTTCATGCATGACATCCGTAAGAAAACTCTCCGGAATCAGCGCCAGCTCGAAGTCGCCGGAATAGCCGTTGTTGTTAGAAACCATGTAGTATACGGAGTCATCCGCATAGAACGGGTCGTTGTCACCCTCTGCATCCAGCGAGAGAGATACTGCGCCGGGCATAGCAACGGGAGTGCCGTATGTGACGGTGCCGTCCGCTGCCAACGTGGCAATTGCGTAATAGCAGTTTTTAAGGCCGAATTTGACCTTGTTGCTTGTGTTAGGCATAAGTTTTAACCTCCTATAATCTGTGTTTGATATAGAACCTCGTACATCTTTTCTGACTCGATCCAGACCTCCGATTTCTCGTAGGGCAAGGCGTGAGCGATTAAGATGTTCTCGATTTGAACTTCAGTTTCCGGGTCTTTTGCGTCCGTGTAGAGCTCGATGTTTAGTTCATCAATCTTTTGATACACGGTATCGTCCGCGAACATGTTGTCCGTGCCCGGATATAAGAAAACGAGGAAGGGCGGCTCCGGGGACTCGCCTTCGGCAAAATGGTCGTAGGCAAGTGGGAGACCGGCTTCCTCTAACATGGTGATAACTTCGTCGTATGTCATGATCCACCTCCCAGTTTCTGCTTGATGGTATCGACCAGCTTTTCATTGCCGCGTTCTTCAGCTGCTGCGATGTGAGGCTGAGCCGGGACTCTGCCTCCACCACGCTTCACATGACCATGCTCCAGAAGGTGTGCCAGCTGATAACGGTTTTTTGAATGCACCACCAGATCGATGCTTTCCGAATCCTCGTGGACGTTTTTGACAGACCAGCTTTTTTTGTACTTTCCGGTATCTACGGGAGCACCGGCCTGTATATCCTTGCGGACAGAAGCAGCAGTTCCTTTGACAGCAGCTTTTAAATCATCAGAAGCGAGTCCTGCGTATTTTTCGAGTTCTTCCATAATGGCATCGCTCATTTCGTCGATTGGTATATTTCTGCTCATGTGTTTTTCTCCAGCTTGCAGTTAAATTTCAGGCTGTTATGTTTGTAGCCCATCGGATTGACATAGGTGATGTTGTAGGTTTTGCCTTCTGCAATAATCCGATATTTTGTGGACTCCACAGCGGAAAGTTCTGAACAGTAGCGGCAGGTAAAGTCCAGTGACTCCTCCGGATTAATAACTACTCCTTCAGACTCTGAACCGGAGCTTGTACCTACGGTTGCCCAGCAGGAGAAGTAATCTGCCCAGCCGTTTTTGTGATTTCCGTATCTGTCTACAGTGACTGCATTGACCTGAAATTTCACCCGGACTCTCATAGCTGCTATGTTCATGAAAACGCTCCTTCCCGTATTGCAAATAAAAGAGAGCGCAGTGTAATGGTGAGAGCATGATGGTCAGCTTCCTCGCGGTGCTCAAATAGATAAGCACAGGTATAAAGGATCGCAACCTTCATCGTCTCGCGTATAGCCGTAAGCTCTGCCTCGGTGTAATCGTCAGAAGAAGTCTCGTCTGAATCAATCACAGCCCACTGGTCATCGGTGAGTCTTGCTACATCAATGCATAGCCGTATGGCGGAGGATAAGAGGATACCGACCGTGGCATCCTCATCCGCCGAATCCACACGAAGATAAGCTTTTGCATCATCAGTTGAAATCAATGCCACGGTCATTCACCTCCCATCTATCAGGAACCTGAAGTTGTCTTCATATCGAGGATCTTGATGCCTTCTGCAAGGATGAGCTTGCCGTCGACACGCTCTGTACAAGTGAAGCCGACCTGACCGTTGGTAGCATAAAGCTCGTTGAGACGCTTGATAGTGCGTCCGGCTCTGTCGGCGATCCAGTAGCAGGAGAAGTCGCCAAATGCGATGGCTCTTGCACCAGAGGCCATTGTAGGAACCTTCGGAGAAGTGAAGAGCGGGAAGCCGAGAAGTCTGTCAGGCTCACCGGCAGTCAGAGAAGGCTGCCACATATATGCACCGTTGTTATCCTTGAGCTTTCTGATGGCCGCTACAGTTGCATCGTTCATGAGGAACTTTGCCTTGCTTCTGTACGGAGCCTTGAGGGAATATACAAGGCTTACCAGCTCATCGGCTGTGACTGCAGTAGCAGAAGCAGCAGTTAATCCGGAAGGAGCGCCACCTGCATTTGCCGCGATGAAAAGACCGGTAGGTCTGTCAATAGCGGTTGCGCCAGACTGAATGGCACCGTTGATGAATGCATCTTCCTCAGCCTCACCGAAAGCACGTCCGAATTCCTCGGAGATATATCCTTCAATATCGAAGAAGCTGTCAGCAAGGAGCTCGTCAGAAACCTTGATAAGGTCAGTAAGCTTGAAGGCATCGATGCTGGTCTGGCTGAAGGTAGGATTGCTTTCGGTATAGGCACCGTTCTCAGCAGTCCATGTTGCCTGCGTATGGCCGTTTGCCACAGGAATCTTGCGCTCATTCTGAGTTGTGATTACCTTGCAGCCGATGGTACGCATGATATTGTTCTCATCAAGGGCGCGTACAAGGGTGTGCTCAAACTCCGTAGGAACAAGGTATCCGCCGTTACCGTCAGTACCTTCCTCCAGAACATTACGAATAACCGGATTGCCGGGATGACGAATGTTGTCCCAGAATGCCTTCTTGTAAGCCGCAGATGCTCTGCCGGGCTTATCTTCATCAGCGTCACCGGTCTTGCCCGGCATGTTGGTGATAGGAGCGGAAGTGGGCTGGTTCATCATCTTTTCAATCTCATCCTGTCTCTGCAGGCGCTCGATATCCTTAGTGAGATCGGTGACTTCCTTTTCCATCTTTTCGTAGGTTGCTGCATCTTCAGCGGAAACCATACCGCCGTTTTCAGAGTGAGTATCAAGGAACTTCTTAGCTGCGTCCCAAGCCTTCGCTCTCTTGTCCATAAGATCTAAAATTTTGCTCATAGTAAAAATCCTCCTTAATGTGAGAGAAGCGAGAGGCGCTTCTCAAGATCGGTAACAGGTACCATGTGTTTATTTGCTTCCGGCTGTTTTTTAGGAATCAGTCGGGATAGCAGTGAATCAGTTACGGCCTTGCGGGAGAAAAGCATCTCCGTCTCAGGCTCAGTGTCCGGCAGCGGCTTTTCACCATCTGCGAAAAGAATCTCGTCGGCAAAGCCGAGCTTTACGGCCTCTTTGGCGTTCATCCATGTCTCGGCATCCATCAGCTGTGAAATCTTATGGCGAGAGAGCCTTGATTTGATTTCATAGGCATTCATGATGGATTCCTTGACTTCGTTTAACATGTCGATGGCTTTCTGCATTTCCTCGGTATCGCCGATAGCGATGGTTGCGGGATTGTGGATCATCATCATGGCCACAGGACTCATGCAGACCTTGGTACCGGCCATAGCAATAACCGATGCTGCCGAAGCAGCAAGAGCATCGATCTTGACCGTTACGTCATGCGGGTAATCCATCAGCATGTTGTAAATCTGTGCAGCAGCAAAAACATCACCGCCCGGACTATTGATCCAGAGGGTGATGTTCCCATCTCCAGCACTTAATTCATCTTTGAATAATTGGGGTGTTACTTCGTCACCGAACCATGTCTCATCGGAAATTTCCCCGTCGAGGTATAGTGTACGGTCGCTGCCGAAGCTGTCCGGTTCCTCGTTTCGCACCCAGTTCCAAAACTTTCTGGTCATAGTGCCTCCTTACGTTTTCGCCGGGTGCGGTCACTTTGCTGTGACTGTTCCGGCTCTTGTTCTTCTTGTGTTTCATCAGGCTCCTCCTGTGCTGGCGCGGAAGCTGCAAAAATGCCTGCATCCGCAAGCTTTGTCATATTGCCATTTATGAGATACAGGTCGCCACCTTCCTCTGCCGGGATACGGTCAAGGTTTTCAAGCTCCCTGATATCGTTAGCGCTCATCCAGCCGTTCTGACGTCCGGTCGCATATCCGTTCATGCGGCTTTGATAATCTCCTCGAAGCAGGCCGTCCACATTGAACTTAAAGAAGTATTCCTTCTTTTCATCAACAGTGAGCAGGGCTCGCTGCATGGACTGTTCCCACCGGCATACCCACGGGTCGAGAGTGTATTTCACGAACTCCAGTGACTGCTGTTCTATATTTGAGAAGCTGGATTTTTCCAGATCTCCGATCATATGCGGAGGGATACGAAATATCCTCGCGATCTCATCAACCTGAAACTTTCTGGTCTCAAGGAATTGCGCCTGTTCCGGTGAAATGGAGATAGGCGTATATTTCATACCTTCTTCAAGGACAGCCACCTTGTTTGAGTTGGCACTTCCTCCGAAGGCTGAGTTCCAGCTTTCCCTGACTCGTTCAGGATCTTTCACCACACCGGGATGCTCTAAGATACCGCCGGGTGTCGCACCGTTAGCAAAAAACTTAGCGCCATATTCCTCACAGGCAATCGCCATGCCGATGGAGTTCTTTGCCATTGCAATCGGGCTGTATCCGACAAGGCCATCAAAGCCAAGACCGGGAATATGAAGAACGTCATGGGGAGAGAGCCTGACACGACTTCCTTCCATCGTGCGTGCTTCATCCTGCGAGGTCTGGTATTCGTAGTAGAGGTGGCCATCAGCATCACGGTCGACCGTCATTCGGTTTGGCATGAGCGGGTAGAGAGCTACAACTTCGCCTTTACCATTTCTTATGATCTGCGCGTAGGCATTTCCCCACAGGAGCAGGTGCGTCATTAGCGTTTCCCTGAAGACAAAAGATGTCATCTCAGGGTTTGGCTCATCGTGCAGCAGGAAATAGAGTGGGTGGTCTGTAGCCTTTACCTTGCTTCCGTTCTCGCCATATTTATACAGATGTATAGGCAGTCCTGCTATGGCTTCGGATAGAATCCTGACGCAGGAGTAAACGGCTGTCATCTGCATGGCGCTTCGCTCGGTTACAGCTTTTCCGGACGTTGTCCCGCCGAAGAAGAAGCGGTATGCGCTGCCTGAGGTCGAGTCCTTGGGCTTATCTCTTGATTTGAATAGTCCTGAAAATATACTCATCTGGAATCACCGTCCTTTCAAATAAAAAGGATGCCTCTGTTGTCATATACAGAAGCACCGTTGTCGTTGCCGCATCGGATTGCTCGATCAAGTGCCATAATGGTTGCAATGGCACCATCGATTTTCTCCGTCGATTTTTCTTTATCTGCTTTTATATTTCCGGCAGGATCAGTACGAATGAAGATGTTGTCCATCATCCATCGAAGAGCCGGATGTCCGCCATGAGCGATTCGCTTTTCAAGAGTCAGCTTCATCAGCTCTTTGGTAGGCGGACTCATATCTTTAAAGCCCTGACCGAAAGGAACGACAGTGAAGCCCATTCCCTCCAAGTTCTGAACCATCTGCACAGCTCCCCAGCGGTCAAAAGCAATCTCACGGATATTGAACCTTTCGCCAAGATCCTCGATGAACTTTTCTATATATCCGTAGTGAATGACATTTCCTTCTGTGGTTAGCAGATAGCCTTGTTTCTCCCATACGTCATAAGGAACGTGGTCTCGCTTTACACGCAGGTCGAGCGTATCTTTAGGCACCCAGAAATATGTAAGCACAGAATATTTATCGTGTTCATCTTCCGGAGGGAAGACCAGCACGAAGGCCGTGATATCTGTAGTGGATGACAGGTCAAGTCCGCCGTAGCAGACGCGGCCTTCCAGAGCTTTCTCTGATACCGGGAATGCGCATGCGTCCCATTTATCCATTGGCATCCAGCGGACAGCTTGTTTTACCCATTGATTGAGGCGGAGCTGTCTGAAAGAATTCTCCTCGCCGGGATTCTGTTTTGCAGATTCACAGGCGGCTTCAACTTTGTCGATGCCGACCGTGATACCGAGTGAGGGGTTTGCCTTTTTCCATACTTCCGGATCAGTCCAGTCGTCAGATTCTTCTGCACCATAGATAACCGGATAGAAGGTAGGGTCTATTTTGCGGCCTTCCAGAATATCCTTCGCTTTCTGGTGTGTTTCATAGCAGATGCTATTGGTATCTGTTCCGGCAGTCGTTATAAGGAAATATAGCGGCTGCATTCTGGCATCACCGGAGCCCTTGGTCATAACATCAAAGAGCTTCCGGTTCGGCTGAGTGTGCAGCTCATCAAAGACAACGCCGTGGATGTTGAAGCCGTGTTTACTGTATGCTTCAGCAGACAGCACCTGATAAAAGCTGTTTGTCGGTTCATAGATGATCCGCTTCTGTGAGGCCAGTATCTTCACGCGCCGGTTCAGCGCTGGACACATCCTCACCATATCTGCAGCTACGTCAAAAACGATAGTGGCTTGCTGACGGTCAGCGGCGCAGCCATATACTTCAGCTCGTTCTTCTCCGTCACCACAGCAGAGTAGCAGGGCAACTGCCGCTGCAAGCTCGGACTTTCCCATTTTCTTTGGTATCTCGATATAGGCCGTGTTGAACTGTCTGTATCCGTTCGGCTTCAATACACCGAAAAGGTCTCGTATGATCCTTTCTTGCCAGTCAATCAGCTCGAAGGGCTTCCCTGCCCACGTGCCTTTGGTGTGGCAGAGCTGTTCGATGAACATGACCGCGAAGTCGGCCATCTCTTTGCTGTAGTGGGAAGACTCTGCCATGAAGCGGGTCGGCTTATAGTTTTTCAGTTTTCGCATTGGCATACCGGCCAGCTCCTTTCTGCAAAATAAAAGACCGCCGAAGCGATCTTATAAAATCTTTATCAGTACGAGAGAAAGAGCCATATGGCTCTGACTCCCGGAATATTCATTCTCAGGTTTTCTTAATTGTATTTATCAAGCAGGATGCAAAGCGCCAGCTCCGCTTCCTTGCAGGTGGGTTCGATGTCCCATCCTCTGTCGTAGTTTGCCGCTACAGTTCCTTTGATTTTGATTGTGAGTTTGCTGATCTTGCCGCCATTCAGGCCGTAGACCTCGCTGGGTTCTTCGTAGTGCTTTACCCAGTAGTGGCAGACCGTGTACTTGTTTTTATCTTTGCTGTCCGGGATTCCGATGGTTCCTTCACTCCACATGCTTATCCCTCCTTGCCGGTCAGAATGAACTGTACATATTCTTTACGGTGATCCTCAAGGTAAAGAACCAGCTCGTAGAAGTCACGCTCATAGGCGAGGCGCTGGACAGCGTTGACATCAAACATGTTAGTAAGGCCGGTGTCCCGGATTGCGAGGATTTGCTCTTTTATCTTTTCATCCATATCAGTCCGCCGCCTTTCTTACACGGTCAATGCCGTAGATTACATTCAGGCCGGAGCCGTTATCCCAGTTCACAAGAAGAGAGCCGGTATCATCAATGCCTGTTACGGTTCCTTTGGTGCCGATAGGTGGCGCCTGCACATCGTCCATCTGGAGAAGTTCGACGCGGGTGCCTATAGGGTAGCGAGAGCGAAGGGTATTAAGCTCTGTAGATGTTATCATTCGCATGCTTCTACCTCCTTGTCCGGTGCGCCGTTTTTCCAGCTTGAGTTGCCGGAAAGGTTGCGGAGCAGAATCTTGCGTTCATCTTTGCAGTCGCTTCCGATGAAGCCCAGTCTCAGGAGAAAGCATCGGAATGCGTACTTCTCATTGTCGACTTCCTTTTCGGAGCTGCTGACACGTTTCTGATCTTTGCTCAGCTTGCAAAGCGCCACAATGAAATGGGTGTAGGCTTTGACCTCGTCCGGTTCGGGCATTGTCTGAAACCAAGGAAATGTTATCTTGTCCTCGGTTACCTCGATCCTGACATCGTCAATGCCGAGCGCCTTTTTTATGAGGCTGCCTTTGGCGGTGAGGAGGTTAGTGAGGTTTCCTACCGATGCCTTATCAAGCGGAAGGCTGACTGTAAGGCCAGTAGCCTCAGCAGGTTCCTCGGCGATTGTTTCTTCATCAGGGGTTTTGCCTTCTTCGGTATCCTCCGGGGTGAAGCCGTCAGCAATAAGGTTGTGGATCAAGCACTCCAGCTTGTCGCTGTCTTTACAGGTAATGGTTCCGGCCTTGTCGATTAAGATGTCGCCAACCTCGTAGGCAGCAGTCGGCATGCCGAGGTAGTTTGGCTTATCACCGGTGATGGCTGCAATAACCTCGACCAGCATTTTTCTTTCTTTTCCGGTTACGTTATAGTTTGCTTTCATGGTATGTACCTCCGTTTATGTGGTTTTCCGAAGGCCTTCTGTGCCTTTCGGTACGTACATATATCACTCTGAAAGCCTTATATATCAAGCGTTTTATCGATAATTCTGTGGTAGAAATACTGCCAAGATTTATCAGGAAATTTGTGTACTATACAGTCTCGAAATCGACCTGCTTTACGAGGTCTGCATAGGAGATCTGTTCGCCGTTTCTTACTACATACACATTATCTGCGTCGTCTGTATCCTCTACGTAGCGCCGGAGAATAACAGATGCGTATTTTGGATCAAGCTCCATCATGTAGCAGATACGGTTCAGCTGTTCGCAAGCCATAAGAGTGGAGCCTGAGCCGCCAAAGGTATCAATTACTACAGAATTTTCCTGAGAGGAATTCTGGATAGGATAACCCAGCAGGTCGAGAGGCTTACTGGTAGGATGATCCTTGTTGCGCTTCGGTTTATCGTAGTTCCAGATGGTGGTCTGCTTCCTGTCGGAGTACCACGGGTGTTTTCCATTCTGAAGGAATCCGTAAAGGATCGGTTCATGCTGCCACTGATAATCTGATCGACCGAGTACGAGAGAGTTCTTTACCCAGATGCACACACCGGCAAGATGGAAGCCAGCCTCAATAAAGGCACGACGGAAAGTAAGACCTTCTGTATCTGCGTGGAAGCAGTAGGCGGCACCTCCTTTTTCAAGATGGTCGGCCATGTTCTTAAAGGCAGCGAGAAGGAAGTTATAAAACTCATCACCCTTCAGACTGTCATTTTGAATCGTGAGTCCGTCTGATGCTTTGAAGGAAACGCCGTAGGGTGGATCGGTAAGAACAAGGTTTGCTTTCTTGTCGCCCATAAGAGCATTTACGTCATCAGCAGAAGTGGCGTCACCGCACATAAGACGATGCTTTCCGACTGTCCAGATGTCGCCGGGTTCCACAAAGGAAGCTTTTTCAAGAGCAGCAGTGAGGTCAAAGTCATCATCTTCGATATCCTTTTCCTGACCGCCGCCGAGAAGTTTTTCCAGTTCATCTGCGCCAAAGCCGAGCAGGGACAGATCAAAGGACTGATCCTGCAGGTCGGCTAATTCAACAGAGAGCATATTTTCATCCCAACCGGCATTTAGAGCCAGCTGATTATCGGCAAGAATATACGCACGCTTCTGAGCGTCCGTCAGGTTCTCTGCAAAGACGCAGGGCACTGTTTCGTATCCTTCAGCACGGGCTGCCTCAATTCTGCCGTGGCCGACAAGGATGTTATAATCCGCATCAATGACAGCAGGGCTTACAAAACCGAACTCCCTGAGAGAGGAGCGAAGCTGTAATATCTGTTCTTTACTATGCGTCCGGGCATTCCGGGCGTAAGGCACCAGTTTATCAATCGGTACCTGTTCTAATTTTTGTGTATTCATTTACATTCCCTTTCTGGCTCGAAGAAGTCGCTCCATCACATCGTCCTGCGGGTTCATACCGGAGTACTCAGCGGAGCAGTTCTCTTTAACAATCTGAAAGATTTCATTCCAGAGTCTGTTGGCCTGATTCATATAGTTGATGCCGATATTGATAAAGGGAGAAGGGATCGGCTTCCCAGTCGTCGGATGCTTAGAAAGATATCCGAGCCGAGTGGTCATCTCTTCACACTGAATCCAGCGGGCAGAACACATCGCGTATCGTTCCAAGAGCTGAGGAGATACTGCTTTGGCAACGCCGAGCTTATCCAGCCACTCCCATGTTTCCTTGTATATTTCTCCGGCTTCCAGAGTGGAGCCGTCATGCTGCTTGGCAGAAAGAAAGTCGTGTGGAGTCGGCATATCCTCACCCTCGACATCCGGGATATCCAGAACGGTCAGCTTTCTGCCGCCGGGGTTCCCGTTTTCATATTTTTCTTTCACAGCACTTTTCTTGCGTCCAGCACCGGGACGTTTGCCGCCTCGGCCTCCGGTGTTGTTAGATTTTGTTGGCAATTTTTTCACCGCCTCCCTTATTACCCTTTTGATTTCGCCTTTTTTGCACAGAAGACCCCGCGCCGTTTTCCGGGGCAAGCGCTCGTAGAGATTTCAACCGCCCCTACCCGTCAGAAATTATCTGTCGCCGCGATCCTTATGAATCTTTTCATGACAGGAACGACAGAGACTCATGAGGTTTGACTCATCATTGCTTCCACCTTCAGCGAGAGGAACGATGTGATGAACCTCCTCGACTGCAACGTAGCGTCCTTCCTTCAGGCACTGCTCACAGAGGGGATGCTTCCTCACATATCTGTCGCGGATTCTTTTCCAAGCCCTGCCGTAGCGTTTACCGGTGGAGTAGCCGCGCTGGAACTTCTCATAGTGCTGTTCCATAAGCTTTGCGTGCTCCTCGCAGTAAACACCGTCGGTCAGCCTTGGGCATCCCGGAAAGCGGCACGGTCTTTTAGGTTTCATTGGCATAAGCCGCGCCTCCTTTTTGCATAAAGAAAAGCCCTGCAGGTAATACCCACAAGGCTTGTGTCGGCCGCGTTGCCGCAGGCGTATCTTTATCTGATTTTCTACTATACACTATACCACCCTTAAGCTTTGCCCTAAAGTGTCCTAAGGTGTCCTCTTTTCAAAATGCTGCAAAGCTCGTCCGTGGATCTTGTAAACGTAGCGGATAGAGTAGTGGAGCCGACCGGCAATCTCATCCCACGGCATACATACAAGGTATCGGTAGCGCAGTACGAGACGTTCGTTTGTGTCTTCAAGCATATTGATCTGGTGGCCGATCTCAAGCTTCATGATTTCAAGCCTGCCTGTTTCGGTTTTTATTTCTTCCTCCAGATCCATGATCTTGTAAATGTACTTAACGAACGGTGCTTCGGTACTGCGCTGCTTATTGATACGCTCGTCAAAGTTGCAGCCGGGTACGCTGGAAGCCAGCTCTCTGTAGCTGTCGAGTTCTTGATTCAGGCGTTTGATATGATTCTTCATATCGTAGACCTGTTCAAGGTATTGTCTTGCATCCATGTGTTTCACCTCCGATAGATTGGTTTCCCTCGGATTGGCATGGATTGTCTTAGGTTGTCATAAATTTGCTTTTACCGCATCAATCAGTGCGGTCTGGGTCATTTCCTTTTTTGACAGAGCTTTTAAGATTCGCTCGTCAATGGTGCCCTTTGTAATGATGTGCTGTATCACTACGGTTCCGGACTGCTGTCCCTGTCTCCAGAGGCGGGCGTTCGTTTGCTGGTATAACTCAAGGCTCCAAGTGAGACCGAACCATACAAGGGTGGAGCCTCCGGCCTGAAGGTTTAAGCCGTGACCGGCTGAGGCGGGATGTATGACTGCTACAGGAATCTTTCCCGCATTCCAGTCAGCAATATCACGGCTCGTTTTGATCTCCCGGACATTAAAACGCTTCTGTATGCGGGAGATGTCATGCTTGAACCAGTAAGCCACAAGAAGCGGTTTTTCATTGGCGGCTTCGATGATATCTTCCAATGCATCAAGCTTTCTATCATGAAACTCGATTACTTCTCCTGTATCCGCGTATATGGCACCGTTCGCAAGCTGGGAGAGCTTCCCGGTCAGCGACGCAGCATTGGCGGCAGTGATCTCACCGCCCGGAAGCTGTAATATCAGTTCCTGCTTTAAGTCTTCATAACGGTTACGCTCAGAATCCGAAAGCTGGACTTCATATTGCGAAGACACCAGCTCCGGCATCTTCAAGTGGTCAGTAGACTTCATGGAGATCGTGATATCCGAGATCTTTCGATATATGGCATCCTCTGCATAGGGCAGCGGCTTGTAGGAGTAGATGATTTCTCCGTTTCTCTTATCCGGCATGAAGTAGTTTGTCCGGTACTGGGTAATAAAGCGACCGAGGCGTTCTCCCATATCCAGAACTTTGAACTCTGCCCACAGATCCATAAGGCCGTTGGAAGAAGGTGTGCCGGTCAGACCTATAATGCGATGGACTTTCGGTCTTACCTTCATCAGGGACTTGAAGCGCTTGGACTTATGGTTCTTGAAGGATGAAAGCTCATCGATAACCACCATGTCGTAGCTAAACGGAAATCCAGACTCATCAATCAGCCATTGCAGATTCTCGCGGTTGATAATTGTGATATCTGCGTTTTGCATCAGTGCGGCCTTCCGCTCCTTGGCAGTCCCGACTGCAACTGCATAGGTGAGACCAGCAAGGTGGCTCCATTTCTGAATCTCTGCAGGCCATGTGTCACGGGCGACACGTAAGGGTGCAACCACCAGAATACGGCTAACTTCAAAGCTGTCAAAAAGAAGATCATATGCGGCAGAAAGAGTGATCACGGTCTTGCCTTAACCTAAGCCCATATCAAGCAGGACTGCAGCTATAGGATTTTTCTCGATGTAGGAAATCGCATATTTCTGATAATCATGTGGTATGAACTTCATGTGGCATCACCTCCAATCTCTGTAAGAATTTGTTCTATTTGGTCAGTGCTGTCGATGACATAGACCTTAAATCCCAGTCCCTCAAGCAGCCTGTGTCTTGAAAGCTGAAGCGGGCGTGGCTTTTTGCCGGGTGCCTTCAGCTCTGCAAAAGCGATATGGCCGTCAGGTAATAAGATGAGACGGTCGGGCATACCTGCAAAACCGGGAGACACGAACTTCGGTGCAATCCCACCGAGCTTTTTTACCGCCAGCACTAACTTGTTTTCTATCTGTTTTTCATTCATGCAAACCTCCGTCAGGCGTTAATTTCAGCGGATGTGCAAGGTGTATCAATGGTGTTTACCGAACTTTTTCTTATAGCTATTTTTATAGGCCTAAGAGAGTTTTTATATATGACCTTGATACACCTTGTCATCAGTGGCATTTACTGCAGAAAATCCTCTTCCGCACCGGTATCTTCGTGGATCTTTAAGCCCTTAAAAAAGCGCTTCCGATTCAGAGTCAGCCTTTCAAATCCGGCCTTCTCCAGTGCAAAATAGAAATCCGCTGTGCTACGCACATACTCGTTGCAATCAAGAGAGTAGTTGCGGTAAGCCTGATACAATGCCGAGGAACTTTCCTTATAGGACTCATCTACATCACACTTCTCATCAAGGAAATGTCCGAACCAGTCGTTCTGGCTGCGGTATTCCGCGATGGCCTTTGTTACACAGTCCGGGATCGGGATCTGGTATCCAAGCTCGATGACCTTTTTAGCACCTTCGATGATCCATGCCAGAATGCTTTCACCGGCATTCTCATACAGGTACTCACCGTAGTTTTTGATGTCGGCCTTGCCTTCGATCTTCGCATTGAACGGAATTACAATGAGCCTGCGCCAGATACCATCATCTGATGCTGATACCCTTGGCAGGTGGTTCGTATATAAGACCAGTGTGTGGCAAGGCTTGAATGAGAAGGGGTCTTTATACTTTTTCTCCGCAAACACATCATCGGTAGAGCAGAGCTGCTTGACGGTGGAATCATTAAGACGGGCACCTTCCTGCATTTCCGCAGCAATCAGCAGACGCTTTCCTTTGACCTCAGCCATTTCAGGCTTGATGTTTCTGCGGCAGCCGACAGTCAAGGTATCTGCGGAGATGTTTCCACTGTAAAGACCAAGCACACGGGATACCGCATTCCAGAAGGTGGACTTACCGTTTCGACCGTCACCATATGCAATAATGAGGGCTTCCACGTAAACCTTGCCGATAGCAGCAAGACCGCAGATCATCTGAACATAATCGATGAGTTGCTGATCCTTCTGAAAAATAAGGTTCAAATTGTCATGCCAAAGCTGACTGCCTTTGCTGCCGGGTGAAACTGAGGTGATTTTCGTGATAAAGTCATCAGCAGAATGCTCGCGGGCACCGGCCATACCTTTACGCAGGTCGTAGGTTGCCTCCGGGGTACAAAGCAGGAAGCAGTCTGCATCTAAGTCCCTCGGTGAGATTTCCAGCATAGGGTGAGACTCTTTGAGGGTTGATGTAATATTCTTGGAATCCCTGCGTTTCACAGCAAAACTCTGATATGCTTTGGCGGCAAGAAACTCCTGATAGGCCTCCATCTGCTCATTGCTCATCAGCTGTTCTGCCTTTGACTTTGATGTATTGTCGAGGATTTCCTGAGCACCGCAGTTCTTTAATTTCTGTAAGGCTTCCATCATATTGCGGTTGGCCTCATTAAGCTGCCTGCGGGTAAGCTCATGAGCAACAGCCTGAGCGCCGGGTTCAGTTTCCTGCCAGTAGTGGTCGCTGTAGCGGATAAAATGCGTGGCCGGAGAGTAGCGGAGTTCGTTAGAAAAGTACTTTGACAGCACCTCAGCCTGCCCGACATCGGAAAAGTCATCCGGTTTATAGCTGTTCTCATCGTTATATACTTCCGGAGGAACATAACCATCCTCGCGGCTGATCTTCCCATAAAAGCGCTGGGCGCTGTGCCATATGGTGGCAAGCTCGCTGTTATCAAGCGGCGGTACGCAGGTAGCGGCCTTTTCCAAGAATGCCTGATAGGCCTTTTCTGTATCTCCGTATTTCTTGATGACAATACCGGCGAGGCGGGACATGGTAGCATTACGGCTGCCTTCTGGTATAACAACATCGTTTTCATGACCGCCGGGAAGACCTGCATCGAACTCATCGTCATTCAAGAATTCCGTGAGATTCATGCGTCCGGGATATATTTCAACGTCCGGTTCCTGTGTACCAAAGAAGAAGCGTGCCGCATCCAGCGCTTTCGTATCGAAATAGGGAAAGATGGAATTGACCAGCTTTTTCATATCGCTGTAAAGGGCAGCATCAGTCATGCGTTCAATAGGAAAGAGTACATGGAATTTAGGTCTTGCCGGTTTACCATTTTTCTCACGATTATTGAAACGGCTGTAATGGATAGCAAGGCTGACTCCCGGAAAGGCATCCAGCACATCGGAAGGCTTGATCCAGTCATTGGGGTCTTCCGAGTGGTCATTGTCACAGTCTACGGGGAGACAGTCGGCGGAGATGAAATTGTCTCCGTTACGATAGTGGTTTTTATATTCTGCA